TATTGTATAATCTACAACAACACGATTTCCCCTAGTGCCAATCACACACATGTCAAGACATCCTCTACACAACACACACAATCCACATAGTTACAACCACAACACCAACGAGTACGAGTTATCAACAATGTTGAAAACTTATCAACATGAGATAGGGTCTGCCTGAGACAAGCCATAACGCACAAATGCCCCTGAGAGGCCACAGGAGCCGTTTTAAGGCCGGGTTAGGCCCAACCACGACTATTTATCCATGTGTCCCGAGAAAACCCGAAACCGATAATCTGCTACCGTTCGCCGAATTGACACAATGGAGAAACTGTGAACATGTTGAAAACTATAGGGCCAGTGGATTGATTGTACACAATCAATGTTGAAAAGTTAAAATGTGGAGGAATTGTGGTGTTGGTGGCAATAGGGCGTTTCATCACAGTTTCTGCACAAATGACCATTAAGCTAGTGCGTAGCACGAACCTTGAAAACTGAAACCTAGGACATGGCCTAGATAGGCTATGGCTGGGATTGGCCGCCATTAGGCCAAAACTAGCCTAGAGTCTTGATAGGTAGGGTAGGCCCACAATCTAGCCTAGGTTCGTTCTTTGACAACTGAATATGACGGGTTAAGTGACTGTCCCCGAATAGGTATAAAACAGACAACATACTAGGGTATGGTTTATCACCCTAGTGTTTCGGTAGCACACGGGAACGCTGTAAGATGGGCTTTTGGAATGCCCTCTTTAATGTGCCCATTCTCTAGCAGAATGGAGGACACATGACAGCTAAAAAGCATCCGCCTTAATGTGAGTATGTTATTCTTGCCCACATGTAGGCGCCGCATGAAAGAACGTAGGGCTTATGCAAGCCTACCGTGCAAAAGTGTTCTATATGTTTTGGCTTTTGACTTTTGCAAGCAATGATTACCGTTAGAGAATGGGCATATCATTGTGGGCAAAACGAAAGCTCGTCCTACAGTGTTCCTTACGTGCTATCTTTCAGCACCCTGTGAAGGTGGGGCCTGAATGGAGCTAAAAATGAAGGCTACCACTTTCGATATGCTTTACAAGATGTTCGACCATTACATTGGCGTTCGCGCACTTTGGCAAAACGCTGTTGATATGATGGATTGTTCAATTACCAAAAATGGCATTGACTATTGGCGGGATGAACGGGACAGGGAACGCCATTACTTGAATGCGCTTGAGGATATGTTCGAAGCTATCGGCATTCCATATGTGGAATTGTATGACCAGTGGCTTGATTACTGTGATAATCCTTGCGAGAAACAAGCGCGTGTGTGTTGCCTTATTCTTTTGAACATGGTTCATTGATTACTTTCAAGTTGGCCCCACCTTCACAGGGTACTGAAAACTCATAACCTGCTGTTGTGCCTACTCACAAAAGAAAGTGGGCTAATATGGCTTTTGAATGCTACTCTTGCTTTTATTACGTGGGCGCAGGCGTGAACAATAAGGGTCACTTCAAGACTACCGATATTATTGAAGCTGCTACGTGGTGTAGTGAAATGTTCTTTGCGACGTTCAATGATAGTCCGTTCGTGGGCGCTAGCTGCATGTACATTGATACTGAGTGTGGCCCTGTTGATTTTCCGTTTTCATTTTATAGAAACGGGTCAATGGTTGTTGATGATAACAATATGGGTTTTGTCTTTATGGACGAGACGCACGGCAAGAAGCTAGTAACTGTGGATGAATTGATTGAATGGGTTCTCTCAATTGTGAATGAGTGAAACACTTTTAGGCTTAAAAATGAGTAGGCGCAACAGTAGGTTATGAGGTGAGACGATGCATCACAGGTTATTGCTCTTGCTTAAATGCGATGAATGGAGTAATCATGTCGGGTATTTTTAAGAGTAATAGTGGTCTTGACATTATCTTTACCAGTGGTGTCAAGGGCTTCAAGAAGGTAGTTACCTGTGACAAGCATATCGTGCGTTTTACTTCAGAGATTACGTGCGATGAATACTTGATGGAGGTTGCAGGATACCTGTTTAGGCGGTACAACCACAATAAGTTTCTGCGCTACCTGAAGTTTAAGAACTGGTCGGGTATGGGCACTATTCTTTACAGCGCTACAGAGTCAAACGGTTACAAGACAACATATATACCTATTTGGTGAGTAAGTTCTATAGCAGGGCAATAACTTGTGATGCATCGTCTCAAAAACAGCTTGCACATCATAGGGTATCCGCATTGGAAATGAGGATACCATGATTACAAAGCGTGAAAAGCATGTGAAGTATGATGCACTTGATTATCGTTGGCATGAATACTATGAAGTATCGTTTGGGCTTGCGTTTGATGATACTGTGCATGTGTTTGTGCTTGATAGTGAAGCACTTGCACTTTGGGCGTATTATTCGGCTGCGGAAAATGAGTCGATAGAATGGGCTGCGGTACATCATGTATGGTATGGTCGCAAGTGTTGGGAAGTTGATCACAATTGGCAATATGACCCGATAGTTTGGTTCGGCATTGACTGAAAACTAGAACAAATGCGGATGCCCTATGACGTGCAAGCTGTGAAACCTACCCACTACAGCGCTACCGACTAACAGGAAGTAGGTGGCACTATGGCTAACAAGTATATGGTTTGCGTTTACGATTGCTCTTTCGTTCAAAATTTTGTCGATAGCTATGAAAACTATTTCGACACATTTGAGCAAGCTAAAGAATACGCCGATGGGCTTATGGCAACGTTTGCGTTTTCAGCATTGTATGAGTACACGGCAGAAGTCTACATCAGAACGTTCACGCTGGGCGCATATGAACCGATAGGCTATTTTGAGTTCGATTATATGGGGTGTGACGAGGATTTGTTCGACCTAGTATCGGACATGGATGATATTGATGAACTGTCTAACTATTCATGGCATGAAATGTTCTGATTAATCATCAATGGTTTGTCGGTAGCGTTGTAATGGGTAGGTTAACCAAACAAGAGAAGGGATTAATCATGTTCTCCAAACGTCAAAAGAAGCTGCTATCACGTGCAATGCGCGATATGGTAGGACACGGCAGGAAACGTGAGTTGCGTTCTATGCAGGGACATTACCATACCGTCGTGTCTCGTGATGGTGAGAGTTGGACAGACTTTAGCATCATTCGTTACAATCATGACATTGATAATCAAATGGAATTTCTTTACGACTACTTTGATGAACTGGTATCGGAATCTCGCGCAAGCTTGCCCGATTGGGATTGCAGCGGCAGGGCGTATCTCGCGTTCTATGAGTTGTCTTGTATGCCGTGCGGAATTGCCATTACCTTGCATTACTATTTGGATGTTTAGTTTTACCCGACTAGGTGTTTGTGAGGGTTTCGTGAAATTCTCTATTTACAACTAACTGGTGTCCTCACGTATCTAATATGGATAGTGGCACCAACAAACCATCCCAAAGAAAGGGGAAACATCATGGCCGCTAATATCACTCGCTCTGTCTACACCTGCAAGGCTTTTGGCCTTATCGTCTCTGTTGATGCAGAGAACAGGGCTACCGTAACGCCCACTGAAAAGGTTGAGTTTCTGAGCACTAAGCCGACTGAGGTTGAAGCCGCCCGTGCCCTGCGCAATGCTGGGATTAAGGTGTCTCGTGACCTTGTGAGGTTTGAAATCGTCTCTGAGCAGGTGTACGCTATGACGCTTGACGATTTCATCGCCCATGCTACCATGGTTGAGCGTGGCAAGGGTGGCTACGTTCGCAAGTCTGACATGAAGGCTGCTGAGCCTGAGACTGAGACTGAGCCTGAGACTGAGACTGAGGACTAGCACCAAAGGTGGGCTACCAGCCTTAAATGGTAGCACCCGACTTGTAGGGCAATGGACTAGTCGCTGTATGTGGCCCCATTGCCTTACAAGATGGGTCAAGCAAGTGGACAGTTAACATGCTGTCCCGCCCATTTCAGACAGAAGGGAGAACACTATGTCTGACCCGATTACTGCTCTTGCAACTGCCAACACGGGTGCAATGCCCACGGTATACAGCTCTATGAAGGCTGATACCATGCAGGAGAAGGCCGAACGATTTAACGCAATCTCTGACCCGAAGCATCGCATAGGCGACATGATTAATCAGGTCATTTGGGTTAAGGATGTATTTGTTGAGATTATCGAGCTTGCCCGAACCGATGATAAGGGTAACGCTATTCTTGACGAGACTGGAGCGCCTATCATGGATACGGCCCCTCGCATTGTCCTTATCGACAAGGATGGTGACACGTATCAGGCCGTGGCAATGTCTGTGCTTAACCAGCTTAAGCGCCTTTTCAATGACTTTGGTGAGCCGACGTGGGAGCCTGCTATTCCTATCGAGGTCAAGCAGCGTTCTATTGGTACCAACCGTGTCTATACGTTCGTTGTGCGTGGTGACCTCATGCAGTAGTCTACCGGCGTTAGGAATGCTGTTATCATCCACAAGCACCTAGCGTTTTATTAGAGGGTGATAGGATGGGCGTCACGACTGGTAGCGTGGCGCTCATTCTTTAGGTTTAGGGGTGTATGAGGATTTTGTGAAATGTGCCGTTCTCGTGGTACACTGAATCAAAGGCAACAGAAAGGAGGAATCATGTTGTGGTTTGCCTTTGGTATGGGGTGGCTTGCAGGTGCCGTCTCTGTAGGCTTTTGGATTGTTTGGGTGGTGTATCTGCATGGCTAAGTTGACTAATCAGGGCGTTTGTTACGACCTCACTGACACGCCCTATGTGGTTGAGCACAATGGGGTGATGTGGCACTTCTCTAGCGCACCTCATAGGAATAAGTTTCGTCGTGAGGTTAGGAAACGCGAACTGTGGTTGAACGACTCACTGACAAAGCGTTTTGGTTGTACGATGATGTTAGACCTCGTAGCAGATATCCAACTATACAAGCAGGTGGAGACAAGAGGATTTTATCTCGTGACTAATGATGGCGCTGAATACACAAGCCCCGAATCAATCGTGATTGCACCAAATGAAATGATTATTGGTATCGTACCAAACTCTAACACCCTTGCTTCAATGCTAGGTGGTGGGATGATTGGCTAGGAAACGTCGCATTGAAAGTGCTTTTGAGCAGGCAGAAAGAAACTTGCAGATAGCTAGGCAAGAACTTATCAATCGCGGTTTTGATGATAGGTTGGCCGATGAAATGTTGCCACAACTTCCCGACATTGATTTTAGAGGTAACTTGCCGCTTACTTCATCAACAGGCGCAAGAAGCGTGTTCGCTAGTAAGAAGGACATGGACACGGTACAGCGCTATCTAGACAGAATCAACACTGACATTGTTAGCGCAATGGAGGGTGGCAACATTGCCGATGCTCTGATGCTTACGTTCGTGTCTGATGAAGAGGGCGAGACACAATCTCGCTTCATGCAACGTGAAGAGGGTTATTCTTTTCGACGTGAACAGTCTAGGCGTTTGGCTGCATTGAAAGAACAGGGTATCGAAATGGTACAGACACCTGTTTACAGAATCAATAGCGAGACAGGCGAACTAGAGCAGGTTTGGACTGAGTCGCGTCACAAGCTGATGCAATGGGTACCAGCTACACCAGCAGCAGAAAGAAAGTTGAATGCCGTTACAAGGCAACAGACTAATTTGCGACCGCTGAACCCCGAAACGCCTGATGATGCCGTGGTTGACATGTGGGGTGATATCGTACCAGCCACACGCACGCAGTTTAAGCAATCATCACAACAGATAGCACGCTCATTGCAGCAGGACTATCTAGACGCCCTAAAAGTTGAAGGATACTTTGCAAACATGAAGGGCATTCTAGACGCTGTGTTGCCGTCCGGAATGTCTGATACTCTTGACCCCGTTTTTGAGCAGATAATGCGAGAATCACCTGAACGCATGTTTGAGATTTATCAGGCTATGGCAGGCAAGGGCAAGTATTCCGACCTAGATGATGCAACCGAGTTTATTGTTGACCTAGATTGGATTTACAGCGACCTTGGAACGAACACATCAGGCAAGATGTATGCGCTGTTTAACGTCATGCAAAGTAGGGTTTTGCCGCTGCTGTCTGAGTATATTGACATGCCTGTTATGGGTAGTGCTGACGAGTTTGAGGAAATGTTTGCTGCTGACATTCCTGCATTGGCTGAGGGAGATAACATTTTTGCGCACTATCAGGCGCTAAGGCAGGAAGGAAAAGTAACAGGCATTCCATTTTCTCAACTGAGGGATTACAGGGGTGTGGTTGTTGATATTGATGATTCTGTTAAGCAAGCCCTTACAGGTAAGACTAAAAGCATTCCGCTTGCCCGAAACAAGTTCTATGAAACGTTCTTTAGGAGGAAGGGTTAGCCATGCGACTCTATCAAATGGAATTTAATTGCGATAGCTATTTTGACGGAGTAGAGGACATGAAATGCTATACGGCAGATTTTGAGACTACCACAGATGTGAATGATTGCCGTGTGTGGGCTTATGCCGTGTGTGACATGGATGATATCAACAACATGCTCTATGGCAACTCTATCGAGTCTTTCTTTGACCTGATTAACGCCCTTCCCAATTGCCGTATCTATTTCCATAACCTTGCCTTTGATGTTAGCTTCATCCTAGACTACATGCTAAAGCATGGGTGGGTATGGGAGGATGATAGGCAACCACGATATGATTATGGCTTCACTACGGTAATCTCTGATATGAACCAAATCTATCAGGTCAAACTAAACTTTGGCCGTGGGCATGTTGTTACCCTTTGGGATTCCCTAAAGATTATCCCGCTTTCCATTGCGCAAGAAGCTAAGGCTTTTGGGTTGGAAATGGAAAAGGGCGAACTTGACTACTCTGCTTACCGCGAACGTGGGCATTGCCTTACGCCCGAGGAAATAGACTACATCCGTAGGGATGTACAGATAGACGCGCAAGCTCTTAACTTCATGCGTGACTATGGCCTGTCAAAAATGACTATTGGTAGCTGTGCGTTGGCTGACTATCGGCGCATTGCAGGCGGTGAGAAAGGATTCCGTAAGATGTTCCCTATTCTCACTGAGGAAGATGATGCTTTCATGCGTCATGCGTACAAAGGTGGTTTTACCTACGTGAACCCTAAGTATGCAGGTATTGAGCTAGGCAATGGTATATCTTACGACGTGAATAGCTTGTACCCTTCTGTCATGGCTTCTTGTGACGGGCAACTTCTGCCTTATGGTGAACCTGAATGGTTCTATGGTTGCCCTAAGCCTACACAGTCTAAGCCACTTTGGATTGCACGTGTTTCTCTGTCCTTCAAGATAAAGCCCGACCATATCCCTTGCGTACAGATAAAGGGCAATCTTTCCTTCATACCTACTGAATATCTAACTGACTCTGATGGTGATGTTGAGCTAACCGTTACGTCTGTTGACTGGCAACTAATCACTATGCAGTATGATGTTAGTAACGTTAGTTGGATTGGTGGATATCGGTTTAAGGCTTCTGATAATCTGTTTAAGCAGTATGTAAACAAGTGGGTAGCTGTCAAGAATCAAGCCACGATTGAGGGCAACAATGGTATGCGCACGATTGCTAAACTCATGCTTAACTCACTGTATGGCAAGTTCGCAACGCAGATTAGCGTTAAGTCACGCAAGCCTGTTATCCGTGGTGACGTACTCACATACGAGGATATCCCTGAAACGACACGCGATGCTATCTACCTACCAGTTGGATGTTTCATTACGGCATGGGCTAGGTATAAGACGATAACGACGGCGCAAGCGTGCGGGGATAGGTTTGTGTATAGCGATACGGATTCGGTAAAGATTATTGGTGAGGATGCACCGGACATTGATATTGACCCTGTGCGCTTGGGTGCATGGAAGGATGAAGGACATTTTACTCGCATTAAGGCGCTACGTGCTAAGACCTATATCACAGAGTATAAGGTGGACGAACGGGAGGTCATGGGCGTGACCCTTCCGGTCTACCATACTGAGGTTCACGTTGCAGGGCTTCCCGCCCGTTGTCACTCACAGGTGACATTTGAGAACTTCCGTCTAGGTGCAACCTATTCTGGCAAGCTGTACCAACAGCGTGTGAACGGCGGTATTGTTCTTGTTGAGGGCGATTTCAAGATTAAGGAGTAGACTATGAAACATCGTAAGCGCTTTGGTGAAAAGCCTAATCGTCTTACTTTAACAGCTGATGTTTATAATGTACGGATATCATGGTATGGTGCTAGTTATACTATGACAAAATGGAAGTTTATAAAGTTACTTGGTGAAGTGTTGGTTTGGGTTTTTGACACCACTTGTAATTCTGATACGCAAGATGAAGATTTATTCTATATGAACTTTAGTACAGCATTCTTGGCTCATCTTATGAGGTAATCGTACTGGTTGAGGGTGACTTTAAGATTAAGGAGTAATGTATTGACAGATTTAAAGAGTGCTATTCTAGCGTTTATTTATGACAAGATTGAGCATAGCAGGAATATATCTTTACCTAAACAGATAACGTTAAAACAGTCTAGATTACTTTTTCAGGAAGGTATTATAATTAAGCGTGATTCAAGATATTGGATGGTGTACCAACATGGTAACTTGATAGCTAAAGCAGAAAGAAGATGGGGACGTACTAAAACTAATCCTAAGCCTAGAGAATTGAAACCACATTTTAAGGAGAGATTTTAATGTCTGCTTATGATGATGATTACCGTGTGAGCTATCGCGTCAATTGGGAGGACTATAACGGCAACTGGAAGTCACAGCGTTACAGTACCTATTTGTCTGCCATTAAGGGTGTTGAGAAGCTCATGGCTGGTGGGATAGTCTCCATCAACATGGTAAAAGAGTATCGAATGAGGGTTCAGAATGCCTAAAGTAAGGCGCTCTATTTCATTGGATGGTGATGGATACGTGGAAAAGACAACGCTTTACCTAGACGATGATATCAAATGCACCTACTACCCTAGCACGCGAAACATGCTGATTGAGAACGAACTAACAGGCGAGTGTGTAACTCTTAACTACTCATGTTGGCAAAAGGTTTTCGCTTGGTTCAACTCAATCTCTAAGAGGAAGGGGGACTAAATGCCTACGTCCGTTGAGTCTTACGTCATCTGCTACTACGACAATCGTGGCTATTGCTACGTGTACACTGGTAACGTGACTTCCTTGGGAATGACTAACCCAACCTATGCACGCTATGACCCTACGCTATCCACAATCGTTAGGTACACGACATATCAGGCTGCTTTGGCCGTGGCTAAGAGAATCGAGGGCGCACAGAATACGTTTCCCTTGCAGGTTTGCCGACTGGTAGAATGACACTTGACACAAATTCCATTTGACGGCATCATATCTCATAGGTATGGTGCCGTTTTTTCTTTTGGAGGTGAAACCCAATGCCGTACATTTTGGTTGAGGAAGTACCCGAGGGCATGGAAGCGGTTGACGTTGTGCCACGTGCTGATTATGACACAGCAGTTAGTGAGCGTGACCAGTACGCACAACAGCGTGACGATGCTCTAGGGCAGATTGCGCAGGCGCAGCAGGAAGTGAGGGACGCAAAGGCACGTTACGCCGATTACATCCTTGGTGGGAGCAAGCCTAACAGTGACCCTAAGCCTGAGACGCCTAAGCACGGCCCACTGTCTGCACGTGAGTTGTTTTCATCCCAAAAGTAAAAGGAGTTTAAAATGCCTAGCAAGCCCAGTAACGACGTTTTGCAAGCAAAGGATATTGACCTTACCACTGTTGACATTCTCACGGTTACCATCAACGAGATGAATAACCCATCATTGGAGCGTGAACTTGTCGATGCTGGTTTGGCCGAATACGTAAACGAGAGTGAGGATAACTAACATGCCTATTGCTATTAAGCCCCGCAACGATACCCAGTCTATTCACGAGATTGGTGCTATCGTCAATGAGTACACCCCTACCCGAAACGCATTTTGGAACACCCTTCTTAACCGTATCGCCCTGACTATCGTGAAGTCTAAGGATTGGGATACAGACTTTCGAGACTTCAAGAAGGGCGAGCTGACTATTGGCGAGAGTATCGAGGAGATTTTCGTCAATCTCGCACGCCCGCACGCCTTCAATCCTGATGTTGCTGAGAAGGAAGTCTTTAAGCGTGAGTATGCCGATGTGCGTGTGGCATTCCACAAGCTTAACTATCAGATTTTCTACAAGAACTCTATTTCTGAGCAGGAGTCCCGCGCTGCTTTCGTGTCGTGGGGTGCCCTGTCTGATTTTGTGTCTAGCATCATTCAGTCGATGTATACGGCCCTGAACTATGATTATTACTGCATGGTCAAGTATGCCATTTGCCGCGCTGTGCTGAACAACGGTGTTACTGCCGTTGCTTCTGGCTCTACTGGTAATGGTAGTGAGTCTGATTATAAGGCTATCGTTACCACGGCTAAGGCGTTGGCAAATAAGTTTGCTATCATGTCCCCGAATTACAATCAGTCTGGCGTGTATAATGCTACCCGTCCGTCTGACTTGCGTATCATTATGACCGCTGACATGGACGCTGCATTTGACGTGAACGTGCTTGCTTCTGCTTTCAACATGGATAAGGCCGAGTTTGTCGGACGCCGCTATCTTGTCGATTCCTTTGCACAGCATGACATGGCCCGTCTGGCCCAGCTCTTTGAGAATGACGAGAATTACACTCCGTTCACGGCTGCTGAGCTTGAAACCCTTGCGACGCTTGATTGTGTCATGTTCGACAAGGATTGGACTATGATTTACGATGTTCTCATGGAGTTTGAGGACATTCGTAATCCACAGGGTCTTTATTACAATTACTGTCTCCACAAGTGGGGCATTATCTCTGTCTCGCCGTTTGAGAATGCCGTGGCGCTCATTCAGGGCTACACCGCCCCTGCCGCGCCGACTGGTACCCTTGCACGATTCTACGGCGCGACCAATAGCGCTACCGCCCCGACCAATAAAAAGGACAATCTTGGTAGCTGGATTGAGTTTACGCCTACGTGGACTAGTGGTGGTGCTGCTCTTACTGGTGAGGATGCTGCTACTACGTGGGCTGTCTCTGGCAATGAGAACGGCGGTACCCGAATCACTGATGGTATCCTTCGCATTGCTTCTAACGAGACGGCTGCAAGCCTTACCGTCACGGCAACCAACGTTCGCTTTGGCACTACGGTTACGGCAACGGTCGCACTTGCTTAACCTAGCTAGGCTGCTAGGCTGTCTATGCTAGGGCCTCAACCAATGGGGCGGGGACTTTGCGAGGGTTCCCGCCCCGTTATACTAGAGGGGTGAACACAATATGGGCATGGTTGCGCCACAGGGAGTCGTTTATCTAGGAACGGTACCTTGGACGGCTGATTACCGTCATGTGTACTATGACGCTCTAGGTAATGCAACTTCTCTTATTAATAGCTTTATGACGCTTTCGACTGATGGGTATACCTATTTACGAGAGTCAACCGATATTCGCGTTCCATACAATTCAGATGATATCTATGGTATCAACTACTGTATTTACCGTAACAACAATAAATGGTTCTTTGCTTTCGTCAATACGATTACATATGTTAACAACAACACTTCACTTCTGCATCTTGAGGAAGATGTGTGGCAAACGTGGGGCGCTAGTATTGATTGGCACGCTTGTTTTGTTGCTAGGGAACATGTTAACAGTGATAATATTGGGGAACACTTGATTAATGAACCTGCGTTCCCATTCGAGGTTACCACTACTAATCAATCTTTCATCGACTTCTCAACCGATGCTGTCATTATCATTATGACCAATGCGGTACCACACATTAAGGATGGTACCAGCATGTTCATTGCACAGCAGGAAACAAACATTGATGGTAGTGATGCTGTAAGCGGTACCCGATACGGTGGAATCTATCAGGGTGCTAAGGCTTATGCTTTCACTCTTCCGGCTACGGCTGGACACTTTCTTGACAATCTTAATAAGGCTGGCGCTGCTGAGTCGGTTTGCGCTGTGTTCCTGTTCCCCGAGGATTTTCTTGATTTTGACGAAAACACCCACGAGGTACTAGAGTTCACACAACCTAAAAAGCAGCAACGTAGATACATAGCGCCTAAGACATGCGGTAACGGCTATGTGCCGCGTAATAACAAGCTGCTTACGTTCCCGTATTCCTTCACTTCTATATCGGGCATGAATGGTAGTGAGCTTACCATTCAGTATGAGAAGAATCGTAATCAAACGGATAGCTTTCAAATAGATATTGAGCAGGTTGTACCTTTTGACCCTTCTGCATCTGCCTTTGTGTCTGTCCCTGAATATGACGGTAGCGAGGATACTTCTCTACTTAATGGAGAGTACATGATTAACTGTGCTTGCGCACCGCAACTGTCATGGGTGTATGGCTCTTATCAAAACTGGCTTGCACAGAATCAAGATATTATTAATGCTGAACGTTATACAAGGAATCTAACTGCTACGGCTGGTATGGCTGCTGCAATAGCTGGTCTAGCAGTTGCGGGAGTGTTTGCCGCACCTGTTGTTGGTGTTGGTGCAGCCGCTTATGGTGCTGCTATAGCTGGTGGTGGAATGTCACTAATAAACCTGCACAAAGGTAACACTATGCAGAATGCGCAGATTGAAGCGCAGAAGAAAATTCCTAACCATGTTAATGCCGCTACGACTGATAACAACCTTTGTGCAATTCATCTCATGGGCTTTCTTATCCGCTCTAAATCCCTCATGGAGGACTACGCCCGTTCTCTAGATGCATTTTTTGACCAGTTCGGTTATGAGGTTGACCGATTGAAGGTTCCTAACCGAACCGGACGCCCTGCTTGGAATTACGTAAAGACCGTAGGTGCAAACGTCGGCGGCAACATCCCCGCCGATAGGCTTGCGCTTATCAATCAGACGCTGGATAATGGGGTGACCTTCTGGCATACGACGGATGTTGGCAACTACTCGCTTTCTAATGGATTGGGGTCATAATGCTTAATGCAGGTATGTTCAACTGGCTGTCCCCTGATTGGGCGCCGTATCTAGGTGGTGGCACGGAAAAGGAAGTAAGCGCAAATAATCTTGCAATGAATCAAGCAAGCTACTATGCACAGCTTTACAAGCTGCTCAATATCGCTATCTCTGTGTTTAAGTGGGAAGGCTTGCCCGAGGGCATTGACGAACGGCAACTAGAACTATGGCTGCTTACCCGTGGATATGCAATCTTCTTTAAGGATGAAGCGCTCATGTATGACCCGCTTGCACGCGCACCGGAGGGCTATGCTGTGCTAGAGGGAACCGTGAGTGGCCCTATTGACTTCTACAATCTAGGTATTGATAGGAACGTCTATAGTGCCAATGGTTACAACAATAACCTTACGCCTGATAACTCTGTAATCATCTTCAATAACCGTCTGCGCACGCCTGAGATTTTTGTTCTGATGCTTTATGCACAGCGCATTGCAGAGATTGACCGCACTATTGACGTGAACGTTATGAACCAAAAGAGTCCAAAGGTTATTCACTGTGACGATAGCGGCAGGCTCACAATGAAGAACTTTATGATGAAGGTCATAGGTAACGTCTATACAATCTTTGCAGACAAGAATCTGAACACTTCTGCTATTGAAGTATTCGACATGACCGTGCCTTTTGTCGGTGAGGACTTGGATAGGCTTAAGCGTCGCTATGTTTCGGAAGCTATGACATACCTAGGCATTGAAGGTGTTGATACTGACAAGAAGGAACGTCTTATTGGTCAAGAGATTTTGCGCGGCATGGGTGATGTTGAAGCAATGCGCTTCACACGTCTGGTTGAACGGCAAAAGGCCGCTGATGAAATCAATCAGAAGTTTGGGCTTGATGTTTCTGTTGACTTCCGTAGTGGTATCTACATTCAAACTGGCGAGTCTCACAATATGCTTACGCCTACGTCTGGTATGCTTTCAGGCACCACTGTCGAGGAAGGGGATGAACTCTAATGAGTATCTTTACCACTGAACTACGCTATCCGATTGAGCAATATCAGGATGATAACGGGCTTGACCGTCGCACGTATGATGCAGGAGTCTACGCGCTGATTGGCCTAGATGAATACCCTATCTTCGAGGAGTCGTATCGCGCTAAGCTCAACAACAAGATTATCGAGCACTACTACTTTAAGGAGATTGGTACCGATACGCTAGGCAGGTTCAGGTGGTACATGCGTACTACCATGAACGAAATCATGCCGTATTTCAATGCGCTGTATGAAGCACAGAACAGCATTACCGACCCACTTACTAATCGTAACCTTTCGTGGCATGAAGTGTGGGAGTTGGCCGAGACTGGTGGTTCTACCACTGATAGAGACGGCGGCACTACATACGGTAGGCGCGACGTAGTTTCAACTGATGGTAGTACTACGTATGGTAGGCGGGATGTTGTTTCCACTGAGGGTGAAACCGATTATGGCAGAACTGAGCACAGGGCCAACGGTGGCAAGGATACCCAGCTTGCAGGTTCTACCAAAGACAAGGTTATCCATTCCGAAACGCCGATGAACGAACTTCAAACCAATGCAGTTGAGAACGGCAACTATGCAACTGATGTAACGTTCACGACGCATGAAGGGCAAAGGGCTGGAGAGACTGTCTACGGTGGTACCACTGATGTAACTAATGGCGGTAGCGACACGACCACAAGCGAGAGGACTAGTCAAGCAAGCGGAGCTGACACGACTACTAGCGATAAGACCAGTCAAGCAAGCGGAAGAGACACAACCGATAGTAATGAGCGGTACACGCGAGCACTTGACACGGACGGAACGAAAACGCATACTGACATTGGGTACGACGGCACCACGCCTACGGAACTTCTCGCTGAGTTGGCAGACAAGTTTGTGAACATTGATGTACAGATTATCGACCGTCTGGCACCTTTGTTCATGGGACTATGGGAGTAGGTGAGACATGGACACGACTGAGGTAACGCAATTGATTAGTACGGTAGGGTTCCCGATTGTTGCATTCATAATGATGTATTGGATGTGCAACACTACCATTAAGGAAAACTCACAAAGTACGAGTGACCTTAAGGATGCTATTAACAAACTCAATGACCGATTGGGTGGTACTGATGCCTAATGTTTTTGACTTCAATCCTACCAGCATTAACCCTTTCCCTTATTGGAAGTGGAATAAGGTTCTACCTGCTGTGTACGATGACTCTCTGTCACAGTACGAGATTCTTTGCAAACTGCTTGATACGGTGAACAACATCATCACTTCTACTAACTCAACTGGTGAGCAGGTTGAACAGCTTACCCAACTTGTACAACAACTTATTGATGGTGGTTTTCCTTCTGGTATTGTTCAGTATGTAACTGACATTGCTGAAGCTGCTATTGCTGATGATATTGAAGCACTATCAGCACGAATCACAGCACTTAAAAATCAGATTGACTCTTTTGATGAATCTATTTCTGCAAGAATAACAACACTTAATAATAAGGTTGATTCGTTAGACCAGTCTATTCAGTCACAGGTCAATGCTATCTCCACTAAGCTAAATAACATCAACAAGCGCAATTTTGTCCTTATTGGTGATAGTTACCTTATGGGTACACACGCCAATAGTGCTGTTGATAACGGCTATGGGTGGGGACATTACTTTGCTAATGTTATACCACATAGTGCTATTACTGAGTATGCCAATGGAGGTTCAGGCTTTTGGAGCGAAGGCACAGTTACACCATATAGCGGCATGGATTATTATGAAATGCTTCAATATCTGCAAAGCAATGTATCAGAGAGTGACAGAGCAGAGGTTGACTGTGTTGTTATTCAGGGTGGTTACAATGATGGACAAAAGTTGGATTCAGTAGGCACTAAGCCTGCTACCACGCGAATTGAAAATGCTCTTACGCTTGCGCACACTGTATATCCAAACGCACAGATTGTTGTTGCATTCACTGACTGCGGCCCTGTTCCCATTCCGAAGTCACATTGCAAGGCATACTGGATTTATCAGAACATTTGTCTACGTCATGGAGTGAATTTCATTGGCTGTGTTAACTCTACGTTCGCCTTTAGTACTCACTCATATGATAACATTCATCCAACAGCGGGAGCGCAGCTTAGCATTGGTACACTTATTGCAAGTGCTGTTAATGGAAATTGTCAAGATTATCAGGTTGGCAGCAATGACAGCCTTATCTTTATTACACCCGAACATTCTATTGGTATCCATGTTGAACATACTTTTACTAGTGAACAGGTTAGTGCAGGACTTCCGGTACTAATATCTTCCAATAAGATATGCAGCTGGAATCAAAAGTTTATGCCGTGCTTCGTCTACACTGGCGCTAACCCTTGGCCGCTTGTGACCATCAGGCTTGGCACCGATGGAAAACTAGAAGTTAAGGACATGCAGGGTGTGACCCCAACAACTACAGGCAAAATCTATGGCAACGGCAACGTTTCCCTTCTTAGCTGGCACTAATCATGGGAACCAAAGCTGACATTCTGCGTGTAGCCAATGCCCAGCTAGGTTGTGACGGTTCACGCTATTGGAATTGGTACACCGATAGCGTGAACCCTTCACAGGGACAGTACATTAACGGCAACGCAACGCCTTACTGCGCAGAGTACATTTCTTGGCTACTTGTTGCGACCAACACGCCTTGTATTTACTTCCCTAACCCGTGTGCATTTGACTATCGTGATATATCCGAATCACAGAGGGTAGGCAAGTATGCCCTAGAGGTAGGGGATATCGTGTCCTATGATTGGGATTCTGATAGTACTGGTGACCATGTTGGTTTGGTCATCGAAACCCATTCATGGGGCATCGTGGCTAACGAGGGGAACACCAATGGAGGGCTTGTCGCTAACCGTGAACGTTACTTCTCTGATATCTTGTTTGGTATACGCCCTGATTATTCTGATTCTGATGGTAAAAACCTTCTGGATGTAGACGGCTGGATTGGCCCTAAGTCTGTTGTACGTATGCAACAGTGGCTTGGTACTGAACAGGATGGTATTATCAGTGGGCAGGCTAAAAGCGATGATGCATATAGACCCAACGTTACCGCTGTGGATTATTATGGGCAAGGCTCTAATATGGTTCGTGCTTTACAGCATTATATTGGTGTTGATGATGATGGTTATTGGGGGTATCGCACATCTTATGGGCTGCAATGGCTTATCGGCGCTAAGCTAGATGGTTATTTCGGGCCTGAGTCTGCACGTAAGTTGCAAGAGTATTTGAATGCGCTATAATGGCTTTAGCGCCGAAAACGACAGTCTCATGCTAGGATTGTGGGTTGCCCGTCTGAGATATGACGCCACATCTTAACCGCATACTGGCAACGTGCGTGTGGGAGCGTTTCGGTTAGCAAACTTTCTTTAGGGGTCGTTGCCTTAAATGATGCAACGGCCCCGCCCTTTGTTTTGGGAGGTGTAACGTGGCTGATATCTTTTGGAATCCTAATCGTGTTTCGTCTTACAACTGTCTATTTAACTTCATCATCGGGCCACGTGGCACCGGAAAAACCTACGGTAGTTTGAAACGTGAGATAAAGAGGTTTATCAACTCACCAGCTTCTAAGCCCTGTCAATTCATGTATGTACGTAGAATCAAAACTGAGTTGAAGAAACTTACTACCGCTAACCACGGTAGGCTGTTTGATGCTGTTGCTAAGGAGTTTCCAAACCATGTGCTTGAAGCAAAGGGAGACGTTCTCTATTGTGACGAAAAGGTTATGGGATATGCCGTTGCTCTATCAACAGCTTCAACGCTTAAGTCTGACGCATTCCCTAACGTTAGTGAAATCGTCTTTGACGAGTTCATCATTGACAATACGCGCACGTATCACTACCTACCGGATGAAGTAAGAAAGTTTCAAGACCTATACGAGACAGTGGCACGCCCCGGCTCTGACCCTAACAGGGAAGATGTAAAGGTATGGTTCCTTTCCAACGCTGTTACGGTAAACAATCCTTACTTTGCAGAGTTTCATCTAGCGCCACCTGCCAATGGTGATATACAGCGGTTTGGAGTTACCAAAGATATCCTAGTTCAAAATGTACAGGCCCCTAGTGTCATTGAGCGTAAGAAGGCCACACGGTTCGGACAGATGATTAAGGGTAGTGCTTACTCTGATTATGCTTATGATAATCAGTGGCTTCTTGATGATAATTATTTCATTGAGCATAAGACGGCACGTAGCAAGTACTTCCTTTCTATCAGGTACAAGAATCAATGGCTTGGTATCTGGTTTGATAGGTTGCAGCAGCTTTATTATGTATCGTTTGACTATGATGATACTTTCCCGATAAAGTATAGTGCTACCACAGACGACCACATGCCAAACACACTATTGTTCAAACGTGCTAGACAGAATCCTTATATCAGGTATCTAATGGATGCATATGATTGTGGAGCTGTTAGATACGAGTCGATTAAACTTAAAGGCATGTTTAGGGATATTATGAGGATGTGTTACTAATATGATTATGCAACTATCCGCTGATAAGTATTACAATGGCACAACCAAAACCGTTGATTACCTTGCTACGGTACAACCTGACGGATATCTTTACTTTAACGATGATACTTTCTATCGTTGTAGGAAGGATGGGACGCAACTACAACAGTGTTATATGAGTAAAAACCAATGGGTTAGATGTGGCTGTCTTTCTAATATTAACATCAGTGAGTTTACTACAGGTGTCCCCGGTGGAAGTGTACAGGCTGTTATATCATTGGCACAATCACAATTAGGTAACACAGGTGAAAAGTATTGGGAATGGGCATACGATAATGGTATTGTTGGTAGTCATTATGTAAGCCCGGGTGCAACACAATGGTGCGCATGTTTTGTTAGTTGGTTACTAAATCAAGTTGGTGCAACTTCTACGTACTTTCCTGCTGCTGCTGCTTTTGACAATCGTGATATACCTGCTGCACAACAAATACCTGAAAGACAGTTACAGGCAGGAGATATTGTTAGTTTTGATTGGTATGGTGATGGTACAGGTGACCATGTTGGCCTTGTGACTGGTAACAATGGCTCTTACATAACTACAATTGAAGGTAACACAGATGGTGGCTATGTAAGAGAGAAACAACGCTATTTTGGCAGCTTCATTTTGTTTGGTATTAGACCAACATATAAAAAACTAGTTTAGGTTGTTATAGGGCTTATCAGTTGCGAACTGGTAGGCCCTATCTCATGTTGATAAGTTTTCAACATTGTTGATAACTCGTACTCGTTGGTG